TTATTATCTTCAGAGTTTATATTGTTATTAATGATAAGATCTTCGGCATGATACTCCGCACCTAACTCCGCGCCGCTGAGTTGGCGATCACCCTCTAACCCTATATCTGGTGCACTCTCAAACTCCGCGCCATACTCCGCGCTAAAGTGTTGCGAAACTCCGCGCTGATAAGCATCGAAATTCAGCAAGCTGATGATGGTGTAACCGCTCTTGCCCTGCTTTGTCGTCCTGCTGATCGCCCCTTCCCCCTCGAAATGGTCCAGCGCCCGGCGAGCCTGATCCTCAGACACGCCACACGCTTTTCCGAGCGAACGAGCAGAGCAAGCCAGTTGGCCTCGATGAATGGTGAGGCGGTTGCTATTGAAGGTGACTTCACGGCTCTCGTAGGCCGCATCCAGCAGCAAATGCAGCCACACGGACTTCTTGGCTACATCCTTGTACCAGGGGGCATTCAGCATCGACGAGTAAGCGAGGCGGAAGCCATTGCGGGCATTTTCGCTCACGTTGCTACCTCTGCTGATAGGTTTGGAAATGGGGGCGCCTGCCCCCGGGAATTTGATAACGGTGTTCATGCTGCCTCCTCATCGACAGCGGGAAGGTCGATTTCTGACAGGTGGAGGTCAATGCGCCGACCAATGAACTCCATGCACGGTCTCGCCATGGAGTTGCCGATCGCCTTGTAGCGCGGGCCGTCTGCGGCCATCCGGTGCGCATCGTCATCAGGCATGTCTGGGAAGTGGCGGCGCAAATAGGCCAACTCATCTGCAATAAGCTTGTTGCGCTTAGCAGACGGGATCATCGTGTGGTTGTCTGGAAACCCCTGCAGGCGCTCGCACTCTACTGGGGTAAGGCGGCGAACTGCCATGCCTACCATCGCAGCAGGATAACCCTGCCCTACCTTTCCACCTCCGCTTGAGAGTGCTCCCGTTATTTTCCCATCCCCTCCCTCAAGGCGAACCTCTTGGCGGCTGTTCTCTGCGAAGGCAACTGCCGGCGGACACCCTGCATTCGCATGGCTGCCTGCATGTCCGCCAGCTCGCAGTGTCGGAGACATGTCCTCAGACGCATCACCGCCACAGTCCTTGGAGCTGAACGCTATCGGCACAATAGGCTGCCCTCTCCCGGTGCCATCCTCACTTGCGTCGAAGTCCTCAGCTGTAAGCGTGTGGGTGATGTTGCCAGTGACGCAAGGCGCATTCTCTCGCACCAGTTCATCCCAGTTATTGGCGGCGAAGATGACGCGCTGGTCGTGGTCTTTGATGCTGCTGTATTTTGCTAAAACGGCATTCTCCTGCCCCTGATTGCGGCCCAGCGTGTGTGCCAGCTCTACGTTGGTGTCAGGGTCTTGGGTGCCGTGGACAACCATCGTCTCAGTTTCATAGTCGATGCGGCCCATACCTCCAGCATTGAGGCAATGGGAAATGTGCCCGGTACTGGTAGCAAGAGGTATCAGGTGTCCTGCTTGTCCTTGGTTGTCGTCTGCGCCACACGTTCCAACACCGTTTGCAGTAAGGGCGGCAACTGCCTTCCCCGCTTCTCGGCTCGGCGCAGAATCCCGGCGCACGCCTTCGCACTCAAAAAGAACTTTTGCGGGATCGAACCCTTCTCGAGCACTTGCGACAACGAACACACGGCGGCGGCGTTGGGCCACTCCGAAATATTGGGCATCGAGGATCCGCCACGCGATTGCTCTTTGGGGGCCAAGCACACAACCAGCGTTTTCCCATCTGCGCCCTGGAGGGACGAGCTCGCAATCTTCCCCTGCAAGGAAGCCAAGGAATGCGCCAAAAGCGTTGTCTTTTGACGAGAGGACGCCTGGGACGTTTTCCCAGACGGTGATGCAGGGAACATCTCCAGCTGCTGCTCGTTTTTGATCAATGGCATTGGCAAGCTCCACGTACTTGATAGTCAGAAAACCACGGTCATCAGCCAGCCCCTCGCGGGCACCGGCAACGGAAAACGCCTGGCATGGCGTTCCGCCGACAAGGATGTCGGGAGCCACGACATCCCCCTTGAGGACAGCGGTAGCAATCTTGGTCATATCGCCAAGGTTGGTGACATGCGGCCAGTGGTGCGCCAGTACCGCGCTCGGGAACGGCTCAATCTCGGCGAACCACGCAGGGTTCCAGCCAAGCGGCTCCCAAGCCAGCGAGGCGGCTTCAATGCCGCTGCATACGCTTCCATAAATCATGCCACCACCCCCTGCTCGGTGTAGGCGCAGGCCTGGCACTCAAAGGCGCTGTCATTGGTGCCGGACTGCAGCTCACTGCCGCACTGCGGGCAATGGTCGAGGTCATGCGGCAAAGAATGCGGCAAGGGGTGGCCCTCACGGGCCTGGGTAGAATTGGTCATTGTTGGGTCCTGTTATGTTGCTGCCCGGTGGTGAGGCGGGCCAAGGAAATTAGGCGCTAGGCTGGTTCTCGGCGCGTTCAAGGGTGCGAGCCTCAAGCTCGCGGGCCAGGCGCAGGGCCTGGCGGTCAGTGCCGGCGGCATGAGCGGTCGAGATCAGCGGCTCATCGAGATAGAGAGCCAGCTCGTGCATGACTGATTTCAGGATGATGTTGTCGCGATCGCTGACGTGCTGGGATGCAGGGCGCGGTGGACGGAGTTGCATGATCATGGGTTACCTCCCGAGGACGAAGTTGATGAGTTTTTGCAGGGGGCGCAGTGGGCGCTCCTCGTTGTAGGCGGCCTCGTCTTCCTGGCTGAACTGGAGCAGGCCGCGCTCGGGCAGACCGGAGCCCTCCAGGATCTCCTCGACGGTCACGGGCGGAAAACCCTGCTCCAGCAAGCTCCGATTGGCCCGTTTCACGGCCCTCGCCAGGATTTGTGGCTCATGTTGAGATATGGCCTTGAGCAGGATCAGCAACGAGGTGCGGGCAAATGCGGTTTCGGTCATGCCACACTCGGCGCCTACTTCCTGCCATACTTGGCGCTGGGCTGGGGTGCCACGTACTCGCAGCGGGGAGCGGGTGCTCATATTTTCATGATCGGGGAGCGTTACTCTTCCCATGGGGTTGGTCCTCTGTGTTGGATAGAAAAGCGGGCCGGTGGTCAGGCGGCGATGGGCTTCAAATAGCCAAGGTCGATCAGTCGTCGGGTCAGCCACTGCTGACCTTTGCCGGTCACCATGGGCGTGAAAGTAGGGACTGTTTCATCGTTGTGGGTGCGGGTGCCCTCCTTGACGGTGAAGTAACCGCGCTCGATGTAGTCCTGGAATGGCAGGTTGTGCCGGTTCCCGCCACTCATCAGGATGCGATGCTCACGCAGCGCCCGAAACAGCACGTTCTGGCCGAGCCCGACAGCGCGGGCGTAGTTGCCGATATTCACGCCCTTGTCGTCACCGGCAACGCGATCGGCAAATGCCACCTTGGGTGCCTGAACCACCAACAGATGGTTTTTCTGCTCCACTTCCAGCGCAAGGCGTCCGGCCTCAAGCAGCGCGGCGGCATAGGTCTGCGGGATCTGCGGCCCCTGCTGGGATTCCAGCTCCTGCCAGCGCTTGATAATGGCCATGCGCAAAGCTGCGCTGTAGCCAGCCACCAGACAGAGGCTCTCCTCCTTGGTCAGCAGGTAGGATTTATCGTTAACAGTGAATCCCAAGTTATTGATTCTTTCGGAGAATTCAATTTTGAGCTGGTCGGATTCAATGTCTTTCCCGAGTTGATAGAACATTTCACGAATATCACGCATGACATTGGAGTGTTCTTTCCCGGTCAGCTCGGCAATTTCCAGGCTGCTCATGGTCTGGTCGTTGTTGTTGATAAGGCTCAGATTGGTCATGGTCTTGGGTCCTGTGGATGGTTGGGCAGCTGGTTAGGCGGCCTGCTGGGTAGAATGGTCTTGCTCCTTGATCAGGGGGTAATCCTCCAGGCCCAGCCGCAGCTCGCCGTTGCTGGCGATGACAAAGCTGACTGCATGCTGGGCAGGGATCACCTCCCCCCACTTCACGGCAAGACTGCGGGAAATACCGATCGCTTTCATGGCGCGGGCCATATTGCCGAAATAGCCGATTACTTCATGTTTCTTCATTGGTCTGGGTCCTGTGCATGGTGACATGCAAATGATGTCCTCTATAGAGAACGATGTCAATCTTCAACGTCTCCCAAAGTGATCAGTCAAGGAATTACAATTTAGTCTCTAAAGAGAACAAGAGGTTATTGATGAAAACTTTCGGGCAACGCCTTGAGGAAAAGCTGCAAGAGCTGAATATCAGCATGTCTGAGCTTGCGCGACGTACCGGTTTATCCAAGAGCGTGATCAGCAACACCATCAATAACCCGAATCGTGAAATGCGAGTGTCATCCCTGATTTCCATTGCCAGGGTGCTGAAGGTTGATCCCATATGGCTATACACCGGCCGCAGCAGTGGTGATCTGCTGAACGACATTCAGTTCAACTCGGATAAGGTGCCGGTCTGGACCCTGGCTGACGTGGGAAGTCTGGCAACGGATATGCTGCCGAACATGGATAGCGGGCGGTATGTAGTGGCAGAGAACCAAAGCCATAGCATTGCCATCGAGTCCACAAACGATCATCTCTCAAAATCTGGCATTGTGGCCGGAGATATCTGCATATTCAGCCTGGCCGATCGCACCCCAGAAGAAGGTGCCGTAATGCTGATCAGGCTGGAAAAGAGCGGCCAAGCACGCCTGCTAAGGGCGATGTCCGGAATTGATGGGTGGGTTTACGGCGTAGATGATCCCAGGCTTGGCACGGTCACATCCAGTGAGGCTATCGTGCTTGGTAAGTTGTCAGAACTGAGGCGCAGCGAGATAAAATAAGGAGTAATTGCAGTCATGGAGGTTTCTGATGTGCTGTTGTTGGCCGTACTTGGAATAGGTGCCTACGTTTGGTTTAACAACAAGACGAAAACAAAGGATGTGACCACCATACGAGAGAGTCACACAGTAAAAACTCCAACTGGGCAAGTCACCTACGAAAGGGTCAGGGAAACTGATTCGCGAAGTATGGACTGGAAGAAAGAGGGGGTTGATAGATTCATGAGTACCCACAAAGGCCAGCCATGCTCAGCGCCAAACATTGATCAGAAGGCTGTCACGGCCAACACGCCCCAACAAAAGACTCTTATGAGCCAATCGCCTTCCAATGCGGCAGGCAATAACCTGACAACCACTTATCATGACGTCACGCCAAAGGGTGTGACCATAGAAGCGGTGAAGGTCACCAAGATCACCAACCAGAGCAAGGTTTGCCAGAAGTGCAACAAGTCTCTATCACGCTCAAATTTCAGACCAAACCCAAACAGCAGTGATGGACTGACGAAGTGGTGTTCATCATGTATGGATCTCTCACATACTGATGACCGCCACCACAAAACCTGCCCCCACTGCCAAAAGCGCAGGTTAAAAACAAATTTTGACAAGAACAGCAATCAGCCTGACGGGCTAACAAAATGGTGTCGCTACTGTATGGCGGCATCTAAAAAGTAACCTCTGATGCATACCTCTGTGTGAACCCGCTTCGGCGGGTTTTTTGTTGCTCAAAAAAAATGTCGTTTATTTTAGAGATCGATGTTGACCGCTCGTTCACTAAAGATTACGATTCCCTCATCGTCCTCTTGAGAGAACGACCAAGACCAAAACAACAAGGGGCAGCGTGGAAGGCGGCCAATCGTGGTGAAGGTCTTGGGAAACCTCCCGCTCTGGCGGAGTAAAAGGCCAGAACACAACTGGGATTGCATTCCTAACTGGACTTAGGGCGTCAAACAAAACGCCCGGAAGACACACTTGAGTGAGTGCAATCCACAGTTGTGGCGGTGGCCCAGTCAAGGATACCTACTCCGGAGGGTACGCCACAGCAAACCGTCAGTTGGGCAAGTCGAAAGACCTCAGCGCTGACGCCGGATAGGGTAACCGGCAACATCGGAGATTCGGCAAGTGGTATGCCACCTCATTTGGGATGAGGGCTTCACAGGTTCGATCCCTGTATCTCCGACCAAATTTCGACAACCAGCAACAGGACCCGGCCCCTGACCAGGGCAGAAGTGAAGCGCCTGACCAGCGCGTAAGAACGACAAAGCCCGCACAAGGCGGGCTTCGAAGGACCGGGTACCACCCGGTCAGTGAAAGCTGAGGGACCAACCCCAGCAATCAGGACCCAGCATGACGAATCACGTGGGAATTAGCGAGGACCAACTCGCCAATAGGAGTGAATGTACCATGACCAAGCGCATTTTTTCTAGGGCCGCGAAAAGCGCAGACCAGATCATCGCCGCCATCGCCGACCGCCTGAACGGCAACGCCGCCCGCCGCCGAACCATCAAGCAACGCTTGACGGTTGCCATGATGGCCACCGAGCGGCACCAGCTCGTCGCAGCCCGCACCGCCCAGTCTGCCAAGGTGCGCACCCTGACCGCCATGAAATGCCGCGCCCTCCTCCACTGGCGGGCCGAGTTCCACCGCAACGCCATCTGACCCGGGTCTGGCGCTTCCCTCATAGCGCCGTAGCCAAAGCCTCTTTCTCAAGCACCGCAAGGATGCTTTGGCTTCTTGCAACCTGAATTCAGCGTTGCACCGCTCTTTAACAACTCGGAACCGGCTCACAACCACGAATCCCGATGCCGGTAGGGATGCGCCGATACCCCGTTCTATCCGGAAGGCGGCGCGTGAACGTGAAGGAGTTTTTCACCAAGACCATGAGCCTCTTGGCTCTCAATAACGAGGACCCACCATGTTTGGAAAAATGTTTGGCAAGAAAGCAAACGCGGCCAAGGCCGAAATCAAGAAGTTTGAAAACCGCGACCTGATGGAAGCGATGGTTGGTGGTTGCGCCCTGGTGGCATTTGCTGATGGTGAATGCGAACAGGAGGAGGTCAAGAAGATTGACGAGCTGCTGCGCACCAGCAAGGCGCTCGAAGGCTTCGGGGCTGAAATCACCACCACCCTGAACCGCTTCTGCGAACGCCTCACCGCCAGCTACCGCGCCGGCCGCATCGAGATCCTGCGGGAAATCGAAGAGATCAAGGGTGACCAGCGCGAGAAAGAAGATGTGCTGATCGCAATGCTCACGGTCGCCGAAGCGGATGGCGAGATCGAAGAGGCTGAGCGCAAAGAGCTGGACGTGGTAGCGCAGCGCCTGGGGATGCGCCTGGACGATTTCCTCTGATGGCGCGGGGCCGCTGGTTAGCAGCCGGGGCCTTCCTGCTGCTGTCTGTGGGCGTGGACTTCAGTTCGCGCCTCCTCTCCATGGCTGCTGATGCGATGTTGGTTGGGGTGGCTGTCGCCATCGCCTGGCCGCTCATCAAACGCAAGTCATAACACCCGGGGCCTGGCAACAGGTCCCATCCGAAGGCGGCTCCGGTAATGCCGTGGCCGCCTTCGGATAACCACCACAGGACCCAGACCATGAAACCACTGACCGTCGCCCAGGTAATGGGCTTTCGCGGCGCGATGGTGCCACCCACCCGCCGCAAATATGACGTAGACGCCGCCCCATCCGCCGAGCAAAAGCGGATGGCCAAGACCAAGGCCGCCACCCGCCGCGCCATCGAGGAGTATCACGAAGCGCGAGCCCTGCAACTGGAAATGGAGATGCAGCCATGACCAACGAAACCGCCCTGCTCGCCCTGCTGGAGAGCCGCGAGGCCGAGGCCAACGCCAAGGCCGAGTGGATCGCCGAGTGGATCGCGGCCAACCGCCCACTGCTACTGGCCGGGATGCTTGAAACCGACCCGGCCACCATGCTTGGCGAGCTCAACGCCGACCAGCACCGCCACTACAACCAGGCTATCTGGCTGCTGATGCACGAAGGCCGGCAAGCGCCGCTGATGCAGTTCATTGACCAGGTGGTCGATGCCGGGCTGGCAGAGCTGGCTCAGGCCGCCTGGCGCAGTCACCTCGCCGCCCTGCACGATGCCATGAGCGACGAGCAGTGGGATCGGTACCAACACAGGAGCGCAGCATGAAACAGCACACACCAGGGCCGTGGGTGGTGAAGGAGTGGCAGCATCTAGATACTGATGGCTCAGTGGCAGCCTGTGGCAGCCATGTCACCGCAAAGCGTGGAAAGCACGATATTGTCATCTCCGCCAGCACGATTGAGGATGAGGATGAATCAGATCTCCACCTGATAGCCGCCGCGCCAGACCTGCTGGAGGAACTAGTCATTACAGTGGGCGCCCTGAAAGAGATTTGCGTCGTGCGTCAGGTCCCGCTACCCGAGTCGGCCATTCGTCGCGCAGAAGCCGCCATCGCCAAGGCCAAAGGCGGTGCAGCATGAACGCCTTCGCCGACACCTCCGCCGCGCACCCGCTTGGCCGGGTGTTCGGCCTCTCCAACGAGGAGTACCACGCTGGCCCCGGGGTCAGCAAAAGCCAGCTCGACCAGATAGCCGAGAGTCCGGCCACCTATATCTGGGCCAAGAATGCCCCGGTAGATGAGGAGAAGCTCAAGGCCTTCGACATGGGCAGCGCCATCCACTGCCTGCTGCTGGAGCCCGACGAGTTCAAAGACCGCTTCATCATCGCCCCACCGTTCAACCGCCGCACCAATGCCGGCAAGGCAGAAGAGGCCGAGTTCCTGGCCAGCTGCGCCGAGCTGGGCAAGACGGTGATGGATGCCGAGGAGGGACGCAAGCTCTACCTGATGCGCGACAGCGTGATGGCCCACCCGGACGCCCGCTGGCTGCTGGAGCAGGAAGGGCACAGCGAGGCCTCCTTCTACTGGATTGACCCCCAGACCCAGGAGCTGTGCCGGATCCGCCCCGACCGCCACCTGAGCAATCACCCCATCATGATCGACGTGAAGTCGGTGGACGATATGGGGCGCTTCGAGCGCCATGTCGAGGACTTCCGCTACCACGTGCAGGATGCCATGTACTCCGAAGGCTTCCACCGGGTGATGGGCGAGGAGCCGGAATTCGTCTTTCTGGCTGTCAGCACCAGCGTGAACTGTGGCCGCTACCCGGTGCGGGTGCGCCCCCTGACGGATGACTGGAAGGATGCGGGCAAGGACCTGTTCCGCCGCGACCTCCATCGCTTCCACGACTGCCGGGTCAACAACGACTGGCACGACTTCAAACCCCTCCAGCGCCCAGCCTGGGCGACAAGGAAAGCAGCATGAACGACGTATCAAACGTAGAGACTTTGGTGCCATTAGAGGGCAGCTCTGGCCACTTCTTCGCAATGATTGCACCCCAGCTTCGCAGCCAGGGCATTGAGGCCCTTCTGCCGTCAGGCGTGAGCTTTGAGGCTTTTGTGCGGGCCGCCGCCACTGCCATGGCACAGAACCCAGAGTTGGCAAACGCCGACCAAAAGTCAGTCATCCAGTCCCTTATCCGGTGTGCGACACACGGGCTTGTGCCGGACAACCGAGAGGCGGCACTGGTCACCTTCAAGGAGAAGCAAGGCACCAACTTCGTCCTCAAAGCGCAGTACATCCCCATGGTTGACGGCGTGCTAAAGCGCGCCCGCATGAGCGGTCAGATTGCCGTCATTGCCGCCAAAGCCGTGTTTGATGGCGACGCCTTCGATTACTGGATGGACGAGCAAGGTGAACACATCAACTACCGCCCCACCTTCAAAGGCCGGGGCGAGTTCTCCCTGTCTTTCGCTTTTGCCAAGCTGCACTCAGGCGAATTGATTGTCGAGGTCATGCCAAAAGAAGATATCGAGCGCGTCAAAAGTGCCAGCAAGACCGGTAATAGCGAATGCGGGGCTTGGGCCAAGTGGTACGACAGGATGGCGGTAAAAAGCGTCCTACATCGCCTCGCCCGACGTCTCCCGTCCGCATCAGAACTGGTTACCTTGCTGGAGTCTGGCGATGAGTTCGACTTCTCGCGGCAGCCTGAGAAACCCATCCCAAAACAAGGCGGCAGCCGCACCCTGGATGCCATCCGCGGCCAGAGTACCGAATCGGTCACCCTGGAGCATGAGCAGATGGCCGAACCCGCCCAGGCGGACCACGCCAACGCCTACGCCGACCACTGCGCCGCCATCGAGGGGGCATGTGATACCACCGAATGGCAGCAGGCCTACACCACCGCCTGGACCTGGGCCAACGAAACCGGCGACCAGAACATCATCGCAGGTATCAAGCAGATCGCCGGCGAGCGCAAGAAGCAACTCAGTGCCGGGAACGGCGCCCAGCAATAACTCATCAGGCCCGCACTAAGCGGGCCTCTTCATATCCAAGGACCCGCCATGACCGAACAAGCCAAAACAGAGACAACCCAGGCCCAGCTGGTTGTCATCGAACCCACTACCGCCGTCGCCCTGTTCACCGAGGGCCAGGGCGTGGCTGAACTGCTGGCCGACATTCGCCAGAAGGCAACCAGCCTGGTACCCGACATCACCACCGCCAAGGGCCGCAAGGAGATTGCCAGCATCGCCTTCTCTGTAGCCAAAACCAAAACCTACCTGGACGGGTTCGGCAAGGAGCTGACCGACAAGTACAAAGAGATCCCCAAACGCATCGACGCCAATCGCAAGCAGATCCGCGACACCCTGGACGCCCTGAAAGACGAGGTGCGCGCCCCGCTCACCCAGTACGAAGCGGCAGAGGAAGCCCGGGTGGCAGCACTGCAATCCCGACTGGCCCGCCTCAATGAACTGGGATCCTCTGCCAGTATCGAGATCGCCGCCGCCGACCTGCAGGTCATGCTGCAGGAGGTCGAGCAGAACGCCCTGGACGACTCCTGGCAAGAGCTGCTGCCCCAGGCGACCGTCGCCAAGGAGCTCGCAACCAAGCGCCTCGGCGAGGCCCTGGCAGCCCGCCAGAAGTACGAAGCCGAACAGGCAGAGCTGGAACAGCTGCGCCAGAAGCAGGCCGAACAGGATCGCATCGACCGCGAGCGCCTGATAGCCGAGCAGGCGGCGGAGCAAGCCCGCCTTCAGGAAGAGAATCGCCAGCGCCTGGAGCGTGAAGCCGCCCAGCACCGCGAGCAGGAGGCCCAACGCCAAGCCCAGGTCGCCCGTGAACGTGAAGAACAAGCCCGGCGCGATGCCGAAGCCGCCGAGCTGGCCCGCCAGCAGGCCGAAGCCAACGCCGCACGCATGGCAGAGGAGGCTGCTGCCCGCGCCGCAGAGCAAGAGCGTCAGCGCATCGAGCAGGAGCAGGCACGCAAGCAGCAGGAAGACGAGCGTCGCGCCGCCGACATGGAGCACCGCCGCACCGTCAACAACGCCATCCTGATGGACCTGATGGGCCTAGGGATCGATGAGGGGAAAGCCATCAACCTCATCAAGCACATCGCCAGCAACAAGATCGACCATCTGACCATCAACTACTGATCACCCGCCCCGCCGCCAACGGGGCCCTTGCACTCCCAGAGGACCAACCATGACCACGCTGAACCCCAGCGAGGCGACCAGTCTCGCCCTGCACACCCTCACCAGCCAGATCCGCAACATCCTGCTGATGCCGGACGGCCCGGCCAAGGCCGCCATCGGCAGCTTCGAAACCCTGCTCACCGCCAACCTGACCATGATCAGCGAGGCCGCCAACGCCCACATCAACGAGTTCAATGTCCTAGTCGGTGAGCTGGAGGCGCGGGATAGCGAGCTGCTCACCCAGGCCATCCTGGTCAGCGAGCTGCGCCAACAGGCAGCCGAAGCCGAGCAGCGCATTACTACCGCACGACAAGAAGGCGCCACCGGGTTGGAAGCCAAGGCCGACGAGCTCTACAAGGCCCAGCGCGCCCTGAACGATGTCCAGACCAAGTACGGCGCCCTGCAGTACGCCACCCGCCAGCTCGAGCGTCAACTGGCCGACCTCAACGCCATGGATCCGGCAGGCATGAAGCGCCGCATCAAGGAGAAAAACGAGCTGCTGGAGGAGCAGCGCACCGCGATCGCCAAGCACAAGAGCAATGAGGCCGCCTACCGCGCCGAGGTGCTGAAACTCGAGCGCCGCATCAAAGACCTGCTTGATGCCATCAACGAGCAGGATCGTGAGCTGGAAAGCCGCCACGGCGTCATCATGGAGCTCGAGAGCTGCCGTGATGCCAAGCTGGTCTGGTTCAAGCACCTTGCCAAGACCTACAAGGGCGAGGACGGCACGCTCTGGAATGTCTACCTGGTGGATCACGGCCTGCAGTCAAACCTCCCCTACCTCATCAAT